CATCTATTGTTTGGTTGTGCTGCAAAATTACCATCATCTAAGGCAATTATGTGTGCGCACTTATGTTCGTGCGGTATCTCTGAATGATCAGTGTCAAGTATATTACTGTCTGGATGTGCAAAGTCAACCGTAAATAAGTATTTACCTGGGTGCCATTTCTTGTCTTTTCCTATATACTTACCGGCTTGTCCGTCTAAAATATCCCAACGATTAACAGCAGGATAATAACTAAAACAATTCCAGAGCTGTAATTCATCAAGTCGTCTTGTGGGCACTCCATGTGCCTCAAATCCCTTTTGAATAAACGCGCTAATTGGTAAGCGATAAAATATTGCACCGTTTTCCATAATAGCATGGAAGAGTATACTACGACCTGTAAGAGCGCTAAGACCAAAGATAATGCAGTCTTCAACTTCTCCATGATGTTTTTTAAGATCATATAAATACTCTCTTCTTATTTGTGCGTAGGTTGCTGGTATGTTTGCGTTTAGATATGCCATAATTAACCATGTATTTCACCCCAGTTGTCACCATACTCATAGTCAACTTTATTAGGGACTTCTAATTTAACAGCGTCCTCCATAATTTCAACAATCTTTTTAGCATGTGCTTCATCTTGAACAGATATATCTAGTTCATCATGTACTTGTATATGAGGTATGATTCCTTCTTTGTATAATTCTAACATCGCTTTCTTAGTCATGTCAGCAGCTGAACCCTGGATTAATTTATTAAGAGCTTTGTATGTGTAAGCTCTTTTTATCCCCGGTCCGTGTTCCGCTAACGCATCTTCGTGAGTCATAGCTTTATGCATACCGAAACTGTTGGGTTCCCACAGGTGAAACCTGCATAGTCTACCCAGCAGGGTACGTATCTGTCCACGGTCTTGTGCTCTGTTAGATGCTTTGTCCATTAGTTGTTTTACAAATGGTACACGTGAATGGTATGTATTAAATAGGTCAGCAGCTTTGTCCTTTGTTACCCCTAATTCTGCCTGTAATTTACCTTTACCCATGCCATAGAATAGTCCTAAGTTAATAGTTTTAGCCTGTGTTCTAGGTATATCAGCCATATCTGCTACGGTTTGGTGAAAGTCTGCGCTAGAGTCGTTTGTATAAGCATCTATTACATCATATACAGACGGTAATTTGTATAAAGACGCATAATGCACTACCAGCCTAGGCTCTTGCTGAGAATAGTCAAAACAACCCCATGTATGGCCCTCCTCGGGTATAAATAACGACCTTATCTTAGGTCCAAGGTCTTTATTACGTGCTGGAATCTGTTGTAGGTTAGGATTCTGATAAGAGAACCTACCAGTAACCGTACCACCACCTGCATTACGCAACTGATTTATCTCTGCATGTATTCTACCCTTGTGTTCATAACTTATAATAGAATCTAAAAAAGTTGTATGTGCTTTGTTTATCTCTCTTGCTTGTGCAATCATATTTACAACAGGGTGCTCGTGTTCTTGTAAAAAGTTTTTAGTAAAGGAAGGTGCACCTGTTTTATCTGTTGTTGGATATTCTAACCTCAACATGTCAAATACATTTGCAACAGATCTTGCTGCCCATATTTGTGTATCAACATTCGTTTCTTTTTTTATTTTGTGTAGCAGTTCTTGTTCTGCTTTCTTAAATTCTTTTTTCATATTGTGTGCACGTTCTACATCTACACGTACACCTTTGAATCTCATGTCAACAAGACATGGAAACAAATCAGACTCAAGATCAAATATATCTTCTAAGTCTTGATTGATAATTTCTTTTTTCATCTCTTGCCAAAGTCCTAGTGTAACTTCAGCATCACGCTCAGCATATGCACCAACATGCATTGAAGGTAATTTGTACATTTCTGATTTAGGATTGATTCCCCATTCTGCTGCAGCTTCTGCAAGTGCAGCTTCGTTCTTACCATAACCAAGATAGTGCCATGATAAACTATTTAAATCATATCTAAATCTATTTTCATTAGTGACAGCTGCCGCTATCATTGTGCAGGCTATGTTACCATTTATTTTAAAACCTAGTGCCCGTAGCCAACATACATCGTAGATAGCATTGTGAAAAACTTTTGTTGATGGTGCTTCGAGTACATCTTTCAACCAGGATAAAACTTTAGTTCTATCCATATTACCACCACCTTCGTGAGCTATTGGAAAGTATCCTTTGTAATGACTGGTTGCAACTGCGATACCTATAACGTCACCATTACCTATAACAGAACCAGATCCTTTTTTAATTAGGTCAGGATCTTTTGTCTCTAAGTCAATTGCTATTTCATCTACATGACGTAAGTCAGGAAATTCTGTAGGCTTTAACCATTCGGTAGGTGCTTCAAACTTTGGTATCTTCATTCGTCCTCTTCCTCTCTTTGTTTCTTTTCTTCTTCAAAGCCTTCCATTAATTCTTCATGTAAAGTTTTTTCTTTTTTAAATATTTCATCAAAACGTTTACGATAGATATCGTTAGAAGGTCTTGATCTACCGTCAAATTTTTCTTTTTTCATAAATATATTTATCTTCTATTAATTTATTTAATTTTTCTTTGTTTGAAAAAGCATACAAAGAAGCATGGTGATCTTTTGGAAATATCTCCCAACTAACCAACCTTGGATAAATTTCTAAATCAAATTTATATTTTTTATCTACTATAATACTTTTATTTATTTTTGATCTTTTTGGCATCTTTCATCTTTTTAATTTCTAGTTCACAATAATGTTTGATCTTCTCTAAATCTTCTACACCATTCTTGTGTAAATATCTACAAACATATTTCACAACACATCCTTGAAAGAATGATAAATTATTTTTTGAAATAAATTCATAAGGTTGAATATAAAAATTTTTATAATGAGATCCTCCAATTTGTTTGTCTTGTGGAAATGCTTCATTAAATAAGTCCTTCGATGTCATAACCTTGATCCTCCTTTTTTGCTGACATTACATAAAGATTTTGTTTTGTACGTGTTACTCCAACGTACCAAACTCTATGTTCTTCGTCTTGTTTGTCCGGACTCTTTTCTACAGAGTCTCGAATTGTTTTAGTATTATCTAACATTAACAATACATTGTCAGCTTCTCCGCCTTTTGCTGAGTGTATTGTAGATAATTTTACTCTAGGGATTTTATTTAATTCTTCCCCATTACTTAACATTTCTCTTATGTATAAACATTCTTCATAGTCTGATTGAAATACATCGTACCATGGTGTATCCTTACTGAACCCAAATTCAGTTAAATCATACATTCTTTCTTCTGTAATTTCCGTATCTGTTCCGGTGTATTCAAATATATCTTTTACTTCTGCTAGAGATAAATCATCTCCTTTGGTCCAACGTGTGTAATTTAGAATTGTTTTAAATAAAGTTATCTTGTAACTTTTACGATCTTGAAACTCAAAATAAATACCACGTTCTTTTAGTGTAGGTTTGAGTCTATTTAATTTATCATTGTATCTTGCTAGTACTAACCATGTTCCCTGATCAAGTGGTGCATCTTCTGTGCTATAGATATAATTTACAGTGCCTTCTTCTTCTCTAGCTCTCCAACTTTTTTGTATTCTTCTATCGTCTGGTATCTGTTTTAAAATATTGTCTGCAAGACTTTGTACAAGTTGTGGAACCCTGTAAGATTGTGGCAAAATTATGTCCTTCTTTGAAACTTCTTGCTGAAATTTTTTTACATCTGCTCCTGCCCAACCATAAATTGCTTGATCATCATCGCCTGCTAGTATAACATATTTGCTGTTTTTCTTGATAATATCAAACATTTTCCATTGTATCGGTGATAAATCTTGTGCTTCATCAACAAATGCTACATCATATTTTGGACACAATCCTGACACAATAAATTTTTCAATCATATCTGTAAAATCTATCAAACCATAAGATTGCTTGTAGTTATCTACTTCGTCAGAGATTATTTGTAATAATCTTTTATCCATATCCTGTGAATACATATCTGTATTGTATTCTTCTTCTGCAGTTATATTTTTTATTCTAGCTGCATTTATTAAATTAAAATATTCACTATCAGAATTTATAAAACCTGTGTTCTCTTCACCACGAGAATAAACTGTAACCTCAATACCAAGGGTCCTACCGATATCTTCGTAGTGTTCATCTTGCATAACCTGAGCTTTCTTCATACCCAATTGAGTAAATGCTAAAGAGTGTAGTGTTCTAAAATGTTTTAGATCTTTTTTCTGAAATGCTGTGTGATAGTCTAACATTCTATCGACAGCTTCGTTTGCAGCTTTCTTTGTAAATGCAAAGTATCCTATCTTGTCTACAGGTGTACCTAGTTTTAAAAATGTTTTAACATATTTTAATAGTTTAGTTGTTTTCCCCGTTCCCGGAGGCCCGAATAATTTTCTACTGATCATAGTATATCCGTCTTATGTTTTGTTTTAGTGTGATGTATAGGTACTTCCTCAAAAGTTTTTATATTAATCTGTATTATATTTTTTGTTGATGAGTTGTATTCACCCACTTTTTTTGATGGATATCTTTTCTGTTCTAAAAATTCTATCTCACAATCCTGGTATGTAATCTGCATCATACGTCCTGTTTTATCTTCACTGTATTTCCAGTTCTTTGCTTTTAGTTTGTCATAAAATTTTTCAAACTTGAAGTATGCATAGTCACCTTCAATTAATACTGATCCAGTTTTAAATGCAGCATCACTGGTAGCCTTAGGTCCATTTATTTTTGCATGTATAACATCGTGTAATTTTTCTTTTGGTGATGTACCTACAGGTGGTAATACAACTTTCTGTGTTGTGTAAAGCGCATCCATAACAACTTGTTCTTCTTCACCTTTAATTAATGGTGGAAAGAATCCTGCAGCTTTTGATATTGCATTTCTTCTTTTACGTTGATCGTTTAAATGTTCTACAGTTCTACAGTGAACCGTAGCTGTACTAATACCATCTGGTTTTGTTACATCAAATTCGTATTCTGGTTCTGGATCTAAGTCTATCTTCTTAAGATTAGTTAATACAGGGTAAGAACCTTTTGCTCCACGCAAGACTCCAAACTTTTTCTTAACACAAATACCTTTTTTACAATGCTCACTTAGTGGACTCTCAGTACAAGTATAACCTTTACTACTTCTGTTCCATGATTTTACTTTCTGTCCTAAAAATTTTTTATCCCATGCATTAGCATGTATACCTGAAAAATATTTTACAGGTGCATTCATAACTTTCTGTTCCCAACTGTCAGGATATTTCATTTTAACCATGACGTGATAGTTGTACATAAACCTATCTTTACCATCAAACTTTTCTTGATTTGCTATTTTAGATATTGCTGCTAGACATGGTGGACCTTCTATAAATTCTTCGTCGACACCCTCCATACTTTTGTTTTCTATTCCTTCGGTAATTTCTTTCAGTCTTTCTTTAGTAACCAGGTTTGAACTAATCACTTCTATGAATTGGTCCAAAGTAAATTTTGTACCATCAACGTTTAAAGCCTTACGCTCCTCGCCGAAGTAAGGTAGATTTATAAATTGTCCTGGCCGTAGTTGACCTGTCTCACTATCTTTTGTTAGCTGTGTTTGTTTTGGAAATATCTCTGTGTCTTGTTTAAGTCCAAACAAAGATAATAAGTTTGTTAGAAATGATTTGATTAGTGATGCATCTGTAAATTTATCCATAAATAAAAATAAATGCAAACCACCACTTTTAGATTCTACCGGTAGTAAGGGTAGATCATATTGTTGTATTATGTCTATGTAATCTTTTTTATTAAAACTGGAATAGTCTTTTGGATCTATATCTATAACACCAAATTTTACTTCTGAGTCTTCTGTACAGGGTTGTATACCAATAGATAGTTCACCTTTTATATGTTGCTGATAAATATCGTTAGTAAGTTCTTCAAAGTTCCATCTGTATACAGGTTTCTTTTTACCTGTTTCAGAATCTACTTTAGAATCCTGGTGATTGAAGTCAGCTACACCATAAGCATTCCTGTATCCGTTAAAATATTCTATGTATCTTTCCATAATAACTGTTTCTGCGGGCCCTCCACTCTCGCTTTAGGCCCACACTGTGCACATATCCCGAAGGAATTATATAATGCTTGGTTGGTCCTTAGGTTTCTCTTCGCCATGTTTAGCTTTAACACTTCCTTTAGAAATGCTATCGCTAAAACCTTTAGCTTGATCGTAAAGACCTTTTTCAGTTACTGGGCCGACCTTACTTACTTCCCAACCAAACCAAGTGCCTTTATCGTTCGACATTTGGGTAGTCTTTAGTTTGTAAATGTGGCTGAAAGATGCCGGTGTAAACATTCCGTTTGCACCCTTCATCTTGATTCCAGACATCATTGAGTTCCACTTTCTACTAATTTTTAATTGAGTAGATTTCATAGAGATCAACGCTGTCGATGGACTATCTCCCGATACTATAACAAAGTGAGATGCAGTCTTCTCAATATAATTACCATTAGGTAATCTATCTTTGTAGTTTGCATCAGGTTTTGTTTTGGACATGATATCAGATGATGAATCATAGATTGCAACTGGTGCACCTAAACCCTCTCCTCTATCTTTCCATTCAATGTACTCCAGCTTATAAAAGCACGGTATTACATCTATACCTTTTACTCCGTCATAGAGTTCTCCAGAAACAGAATTGAATATCATTCCTGGTTCTGCACCCTCAACATACTTACCATCACGTTTGTTAACTTCTGGTGAAAGTTGTCCTAGGATTTTTAGAAAAGGTAAGGCAAGATCTTCTTGACCTATTGCACCTAAACCTTTTGCTGCATCGTCTTCAAACATATTTGCTGGAAGTGGTGCAGACTTTTTCTCTGTTACTTGGTTCATGTTTATTTACTCCTTGTTACTTTGGTTCT